AGACGATCCAGTAGTACCTTGAGAACCAGTGCTTCCCTGCGTAGTGGGACCTATTGAACCCTGACTTCCAGTGGCTCCCTGAGTTGTCGTGCCGATGGCACCTTGTATACCTTGTATGCCTTGAACCGATGATCCAGTAGATCCCTGAGTTCCAGACGACCCTTGCACCGAAGCCCCAGTAGAACCTTGAATGGACGCACCCGTAGTCCCCTGACTACCAGTAGATCCCTGTAAGCCAGTGCCTGTGGCACCCTGATTCCCCAGTAATCCCTGAACCCCTTGTGATCCAGCACCACCTTGGGCACCAGTGGCACCTTGAATATTGCTCTGTAATCCCTGAATTCCTTGAACACTGATACCCTGGATACCCTGAATGCCTTGAATACCCTGTATGGAAGAACCTGTTGCGCCTTGATTTCCCAACAACCCCTGAATACCTTGAATACCAATTCCAGTAGTTCCCTGTATGCCCTGAATGGCCTGTCCCTGTATACCCTGAAGACCCTGAAGACCCTGTACGGTTGCCCCTGTGGTTCCTTGTATACCCTGAACACCCTGGACATATGGTCCCTGTATGCCTTGTGAACCAGGGGAACCCTGTATACCGGTGGTTCCCTGTGTTCCTATACCTACGATCTTTAAGTTACCCCTACTATCATATGTACCTTCTATAGTCCATGTATCCTTAACATCTAATGTTGTAACCACCAACGTATTTTGGGTTCCATTATCATCATATATGACAGTGAGAATAATAGGATTAACGTCGGTATTACATATTGAAATAGATTTAATAACTCTCCTGTTATTAATACTGGGAGCAGAAACTATAACAACATCTGATGTACTATTAAGAGATCCGCTTTCAGATCCCTCTACAAATGATATGCCATTGTTATCTGCCCATGAAGTTATGAATTCTGGCTGATATGTTGGAGCACCATCGAGTTTTGCCTTAATGGTCCTATGTATAGTATCTAAAATTAAAGTTCTCATTATAATATATTAAGATATAAACCATGCATATGCAGGTGATCCACCACCACCACCACTGGCTATGGCCTCCCATAATACGGCCAGTTCTATTGACCTACTATAATCTAACGCAGATAGATCCAACCTTCTGTGTCTTATTGGGGCAAGATATGGTGCCGAACCATCTCCAACAGATTGATATATATATGCATATTGCCCCTGTTGTGGTCCAACACCTGTGGAAAAATCATCATTAATTGTAATATATGTAGGATTACCATCAACATTAACTTCTGTAATAGAATATGTGTGACCTATATAATCCTTTAAATAATATCCAACATCAAGACTTAATGGATTTGCTCCAGGATCATTGACATCTATAGGTACTACAGTAACTCTATATGTGTTAGGAGCTGTTAATACCACGTCATTAACAACTGTGACCCATGATACTGTAGGCAAATATGACATATCAGTCGAATACTAAGTGAATAACTATATCTGTTGCTATTGTGGCAAGACCTTCTATTATTAATGTGTTCTTATCTGGTGCTATAATACCAGAATATGCCGCATTACCTAAGAGTTGTCTTTCTGAAGTGCCACTGACAGTATAAACTGTAACGTATACTATACGTCTATCTAGATTATGAACAATCTCAATATCGTTAGGATTCCCTATATATGCACCTAATGTCCACCCTGTAGGATAATCAACACCATCAACAGCATCAGAACATCTTGTGGCCACAGATACATCATTATCTAATGTAATAGTATATACGTTTTGCTGTGTATTATTGGCATATAGATTTCCCTCAATAGTAAGATCTCCAACACTGGATAATGTGGCCATCTTAACCATCGTACCAGCACTCCTAAGCCACCACTCAAATCTAGAATCTTCAGAACTATGCGTTACATCGGTCCATATACATGCCACAGACCCAGCCTTATAGTTATTAGAATTACCAAGCCATGGCATATTATAATCCATCTGTAATCCATATTCATCTGCCACAGATGTATGAGCAGAGTCAGCCTCAAGAGCAAGACATGTCTTAATGGTATTACTAGCAGTATCTAATGTCATAGCAGAGATGGGTATGGCACTAGCCTGACCAACAATGCCATAGCCAGTAACGCCTACACCAACACCCTGTATGCCAACATAATTAGATGTTCCTAATATAGTTATACCACTAGAACTGGAGTTAGCGACAATATTTAATGCATTTAATTGACTGGATAATGACTTTACACCAGTGATAGTCTCTGTGCCAGATATATGAACAACATTAGAATTATCATATCCCAAATCAGATAGGGTAAGCGTTCTGGTTGTTGCATTTGTAGTGTGGCCCAAAGTATTTACCGTTAACGACGCCAATACAGTGGAACCATTAAGAGTCAATGAGATACCTGTCTGTGTGGGATGGGTATATGAGCCACCTGGGGCATCCATATATATTATATTCTTATTAGCATCTAACGCTAACCATTTTGATGGCACACCTTTAGTTAGTAAAATATTAGAAGTGTTAATCTCGAATAGACTGGAATTACTATCTATGTTAATGTATTGTGTAGATGTGTTGTCAAGACCTCCAATATGAATAGGTACTGTAACTGAAGAGTCATTCCAACTACTTGTTAGATATATTTTCCTTTGGGAATAATTTAATGTCTGAAAAAACGACACCTTCTCTGTGTCTCCAACGTTGGCATAAAACATGACTATCCCATCAGACTCCGTGCTAAATTGAAATGCTGGATGTAAATTTCCTAATCCAACACGAGCCCTCAGACATGATGCCGTAAGTTGTCCATCTAAAAATAATGAATTGGTATATGTTGGCCATACCCCAGAATGATAAAAATACGCAAATTCAGGATCTAAACTTAACTTATTTTCATAAGCAATATATTGCGTACCATCCCAGTGCAAAATATTATCTAATGGAATATTTCCATTAGATGCTGATATTGTAACATTTAGTCCACTTAAATCAATAGCAATTCCAGAACCTGCAATTAAATTTAATACATCGTGAGAATATATATTAGTTCCGTAATAAGCTACGTTGGATTCATCATTATCATAACTACACATTGCCCCAGTAATGAGTGCAAACCACTCCTCCGAATCGGTAACATATGGTATAAGATCTCCATTATTATAATGCTTACACATATAATCTTGTGCGGTCCACACCTGGGTACCTATTTTTACGGTACTATATATATTTCCATCAAAGTCAGATACAGTTCCGGTGTTATCGGAGTCATTTTTAATAAAACGCAAAGACAAACCATAAGTCTTATTTGGTACTTGTTGAACTCCGCCTATGGTAATACTTATTAATGCATTGTTATATGTAATTCCAACAGCTTCACCATACTCGGTGCCATCAAAATCATCTGATGTCCAATATTGAGCCAACTCCTTAAGTCCATAGCATAATGCACTTGCTCCTTCTCCATCCCTATATCCCGACCCTCTACTATTAAATCCGTATTCATTCGTATCACCAATATTGGGACTATTCCAGTAGGTATATCCAATTTCTTTTAATTTACCCCCTATAGTATTAACAAGTTCATCAAATCCAGGTTCAATATATTCTGCCAATGCAAGCCACTCATCATTGCTTGGAACATGCCATCCTACTGGCGCAATACTTCTTCCATTTGTACTATTTGTGGCGGCATACCAGTTATATAAATATCCATACTTAATAGATGAACCTACTATATTCTTTATAGTCCAATATCCATAGGGATCATCGGTGGAGATAGTACCATCTTCAGTGACATTGATATTGGCACCTATCTTAACACCACCTAAAAGGATCGCCGTGGCAGGCATAAGAGTGTATGCATAGGGAGACTCATAAGTCCAGATACCATCGCTACCCATAACAAAAAGAGATCCCGCAGGGGCATTATCTACAAGATGGTCTACATCGAGTAGTTGTGCAATCCTAGTATTGGTGATATATGTATTAAAGATATTGATAACCTGTTCGATAGTTACTCCACCACCATTACCACCTGGCTGCCCAAGACCCTCTGACGCATCTTTACTTTGAAAAGTATAAGATACTGGAACCTGATTCTTTAGTCTGGTGCTTGTATCTGCGTTAGGATTAAAATGTGATGTCTGGTCTCCTAATTTCATATTCTAAGTGTTTAAAGGAAATTTACGTCCTCCTGATGGTAGTTATTATAGTCATCTTCCACCCATATATCTGGGACTTTTTGATATGTTATCTTATTAAAAGTGGCAATGAGCTTACGCACCTTATGATGAGATAAGGGATAATAGTCATCTTCTGGACGTTGATCATATAGCGTCTCATTGAGCATAGCGATATATCCATCTCTCCAATGGTCAGTATAGGAATATTTTCCCATCTGCATCCTTCTTATCTGACGGTCTACATAATCAGATATTGCCCCATCTAACGAACTAAGTATATCAGAATATATCATGGTGATGTCTGTGATGATGATGTCTTAATCTAGCGAAAACATTAAACTTATTATATATGCCAGTGGTATTTGCCACAAAGATATCTGCCATAAGACCTTGATAGAGAAGATTAATCATACAAGCATATCTTATCTCCATAGAATTCATATCATCAACATCATTGACAGTATCGAAACATACCTCTGTCTTATATTTCCAGGACTTATAGTATATTACCTCATCGGTGGAATATGTGAGTGTTTGCATACCCGTGGTGCTTATATTGAACGTCAGTATATCGTCTGGAAACTCTTTGTCTTCACCATATAAATCTGCAGAGAATATATCAATGAAAAAATCCCCGACAAGATCATCGCCAGATATCACCTGTTCCCATATATTAATACCACCAGCAAACTCAGGATCTTCGTCTAAAGTGCTAATAGTGAGCAATGCATCGGTACCTAAGGGATCATATTCACCCCAGTTTAGAGATGTATTGTAAATCCTTATAGCATGACCCGATAATATAGGGGTTGTTGAAAAACTAAATGTTATTGCCATATTACTTTGATTTTACTGGTTTGGGTTTACTTCTATCTATCTGTTCTTTTGCCATATTAGACCTTACAGTCTCTAGGTGTTCTCTGACTTTCTGGGTGGACTCGTTTTCTTTCATATTCTTCTCAAGATCCATCATAGCCAATTTAATATCATTGTCCTCAGATGTAACTTGTAATTTCTCGTCTTTTCTAATGCCAGCCATCATGAGTTTCGTATCATTATCCCTTTGGTTTAACTTGTCAAGAAGACCCATATTATCGCGTTCCATCTGCATCTTTTCCTGCTCAACATCCTTCTTATATTGTATCTCAGCCTGTTGTGCCTGTTGTTCTGCCTGTTGTGTCTCCTGTTGCTGTTGTATCCTGTCTTGTTCATCTTTTCTGATGATATGCATATTCTCAGCAATAGATGAAGAGGTGAAGATCTTCATTATAGTAGAGAATGATAGTGTCTGATTTTGAAGGGCGGCCTGAGCAAGTCTATCCAGTTTCTCGTCAAGATTCTGTATTGCTGCGGAGTTGTCAATGACAATACCATAGTCAGCTTCTGAAAACTCAGCCCCACCGATATCATATATAGAGATGCTATAGTCGTCAGATATATTCTGAAATTTCTTTTTGTTATTTTTTAATGCTATCTTAGCTGTCTCTAAGAGACATTCAAGACAGCGTTTTTTTACATTATCGTGGACATTAAACATCTCCTCTGTTATATTAGCAGAGGCATTAACAGATCTCTCTATACCACCAACAGTCTCAGACGCAGACACTTGACCCTGTCGTTGTGGTGTGATGCCAGCGATATCAAACATCTCCTCCTTAATCCATTTAAGGAGATTAATATGGAAGTCAATAGACTTAGAGTTATCTAGATCTAAAATTCTTCCAGTAGCATTATTAATATTCATTGCCAGCTTACCAGTAGCCGCACCCTTATTACCCTCTTTGAATGAGTCAACAGCGGCAATACCATCCTGCCTCAGGAAGTGCATATAAGTCTCCATCGTCCACCCATCGGGTATCTTGGCAAAATCCAACTCCAAAACCTGACCATAGGACCTCATCATAGCCTTATTGAGTCTGTCTGCCACAATGGTATATAGATATGCATAAGGCTTCATCCTATCTATGGTGGCCACAGGCTTAGCATGATTGGTGTTGTACATCTGACCTATAACACCCAGGTGACACTGGGATGGATTACTGAGTCTGTTATATTGTATCTTACGCGGGCGCATATTAACATATATGTCCTTACCTATCTTCACGCCTTCCCATGCCTCGTTAATCCAGTATGGTGTAACCTCCTCACCCTTAGTCTTATCTGCGATATAATCTTCTGGAACAAAGATCTCCTCCTGTTCCCCTGTTTGTTCATTATAAAACTTAAGTTTTTTTACCTGTCTTAGTGATTTCCACCTAACACGAAGAACCCTTATATTTCCATTACCATCATAATAATTAGAGAACGTCCGACCCATAGCACCAGCAAAATATATCATCTGGTCAATAGAATTGGCTTCGTCGCCTACAGATGGAGTATAAATCATTGACGCTCTTTCGTCTATATTATCCATAGCGTCAACCTTACTGATAGAGTTAGTCTTCTGTATCTCTTCTACATCTTCATCTTTCAACTCATCAAAATAGGTGTCCATAATACGTCCTGGGCTCCAGTAGTCATATAGTATGATTAAATCTGCATCTTCTACTTTAGAAGAGAAGCCATTCCTGAGGATGAACGTCTTACGTGGGTTGAGACGTTCCATCGTTGGCTCACCATAGACTATGTCAAAATCATACAACTCCTCGCCTGCTATCGCCACATCTTTGAATCCCTGATTCCACAGGATTTTCATATCCAACTGCTTGATGTAGTGATTTAATATAAAGTTGGCAGAACGCTCTCTTGCATCCTGCCATGAATATGAAAAATATTCGCTCTGTTCTTGTAGTTTTTTCTGGAAATCCTGGTCGTTCAGGGATTCATTTTTTACCAGATCCATAACGACTTGATTCAACTCCTGAGTTTTCTCCTTCTCCTTTTCAGATATGGCATCCTCATTGGACACTATGGCCCTGAACTCAAACCTCCTCTTAGCCTCTTCTCCGATGAGAACATTTATTGGTGAGTTTACTATTGAATAGTACTGAATATTTTCTGGTATAAGACCCTCAGAATCAATACCAAAGGGATTTAGGACCTCCTTCATATCTGAGATATGGATCTTACCGTCGAACAGGTCGTAGTTAATCTTCTTGTGGCGAAGGGAGCTCCTCACGTTGTTATCATAAAGTTGCGAACTCATATCTGACCAATCCAACATTTCCTTACGCCACTTCTTGTTTTTCAGTGAGTTACGTAGTCGTTGCTGAGGGAACCCTGTCGGGAAGTTATACATAATGTTTTTATTATCAATTAAAACTAAGTTCTCTTATCAGTTTGAACTCTACCGATAGTTTGTCAGATTTAGACCAATTGCATTCTGGACATGATATCACTATATTACCGACAGAGTGCCTTCCGCCCTTACACAGTGGTATCACGTGATCCATATGATAATTTTCCAATTTTTTATTACACCAAAAACATTCACCATTCTGTCTATTTAATTGTCTATTTATGTCTCCATCTGTCACCTTAAATACACCATTATTTGTTTTACGAAATCTTCTTTTTACGCAATATAAAATAAATTTTTGTCTATTTCTAAGTCTCCATGCATTAGCACGTCTTCTTATTTCATCCTTATGACTATCGTAATATTTTTTTATAGTAATCTGTCGAGATAGTTTTTTCTCATAATTAGTTAGAACTACCCTAACCTTAGGTTCTGACTTATGTCTCTGCATAAAAGACCTCTGTATTTCATTTCTCCTTTCCCTGTTATTATGCTGCCACTCAATAGATCTTCTATTGCAATCCTCCGTATGAGTTAAATAGTATTTTTTGCTGGATAACCTAGAACGCTCCTTAAGTTTATCTGCATTACCCTCTGAGTATTTTCTATAATATTCATTAAGCCTTTCTTTATTTCTTTCCCTATATTCTTTCTGATACAAACGTATTTTTTCTTTACTTTCTTCCGTCATCATATTTCACAAAATTAACAAATTTATTCGGTAATACAAAATATTTTAATTTACACCCCTGTTATAGCTGTAATCATCCTTCTCCATTCGTAATGTTCCCTTGGCGTTGCGGAGGAAATAGTCGTCGAAAGCAAATGATTTAGACCGATTATTTTCATTACTCATAGAGTTCTCCAAAAACTTCTGACGGTCCTCCCTGAGTAGCATAAGCATACCGCAGGCAGATACCCTATCATAGTTACCGTTAATATTCCACTTCATGCATTCTAACAGTAATCCTATAGATCTTATCTTGTGTAGATTAAGAACTTCTTTATTATCTTCCTGATTACCATGAGCCTTAGATAGAAGATAATCGGCTAAAAGTCTTCTAGCTCTGGCATTAATGAACTTACCTGAGTTCGTGCCTTTATTTTTGTTCCCCCACATATTACCTTTTATCATTTCCACGTCTTTCAGCGACTGTAGGGTATCGCTTAGGAGATATAAGGAATTCTTTCTGTCGAAATACTGGAATAGGCCCTTTTTATCGTTCTCATAGTTAGCTATTGCATTATAATACAACAAGATACGCCTACACATCTCGTAAAAGTCATTGGCGAATTTTGGCCTACCAGTGTATTCACAGACCATCCTATCTGTGAATAAATCCATAACAAATATAGAACCTAGGGAAACCGTATTGCTACTATCATCATCATATGGGTCTATACCTGCGATATATCTGTTTCTCTGAGCTTCTCCATTCAATATAAATGGCCTCTCGAATATCTCTATTGCTCCTTCGTACTTATTGTCCTGCAAAGGAAACTCCCGTATAGGCTTAACATATCCATTTACCCTCCATTCAACTACTCCACTGGGATTAAATGCCAGATCTCCAATATAATGTGGCCCAACAAATTCCTCTAGACGTGGCATTATCTTCTCAAGATATTCGCGAATGTCTGCAACAGCAAAGAGTGTCCCATCTACCCTCATCATTGAATCCTGGGGAGTAATTGGATATTCAGCCTTTCTCTGAGTTAAAGCCCTTGGGTCAGAAGAACTCTTGCGAATTCTATCCACTTCTATGAATAGATCCTTAAGAGCTTTTGTTACATTGGGCATACCATTTTCATCGTAACAGTTAGCCCTATTAAGATAAGCTCCCCAAAAGAATCCACACTGACCTGCTCCATTGGTATTTCTATCGTATACATTAGGTAATGCGAACACATTATAAGATGCTGGATAATAGAACATATCCTCAGCACCCTCAAAATCAGATCCTTCACTACCACCGGTATTATGTGTAATAATGTTATTACAAAGGTATGTATGCGTAGCATCTGTAGTTAAATTATGAATATAGTTGACTCCTATATCTTCAACTGAGGATATATATTCCTCTCTTATATTATCAAACTCATTTAATTTCCTATGTTTTTTAGAAAATGAAGTTATAATATTCGATAATGCATCATTCTTATATCTTATCATTATAGGAATGTTTTTATAGAAATTCTCAATACTTCTCATTGACCTAATATTCAATTCATACCATGGGTTTTTATCCTTTCTTTCCTCACAAATTCTAGGTAAATAAGTTCTTATAACTCCAACAACTCCAAATTTTTCCAATAAAAACTTTATCTGCTCCAACATTTCCCTACTACTCTGAGATATTGAAATAGATGACGCATTCTTTTGGGTATACTGAACGCATCCGTCTGTATCGAATAAGCCAGCGAGCAATAGAGCACTATCTAATTTGTTCAGACTGGTAAAATTTGTAGGCAATCTTTTTCTGTCTTTTGATTGACCGGCAATACCTATATCTTTTAAATTTTGAATCATATCTCTAATACTAATTTCCCTGTACGTCCTTCCATCTTTTGTTGGTCTTTCAAGTTCCACATTACATGAATAGTTAGATAATATATAATTATTTAACTCATCATCACAATTAGAAAAACAAGGAGTCTTATATTCCATTTTGTTGTAATGTCTTCTCATTCCATAGGAACCATCCCCAATAAGCATTCCTACAAATCTTGCATCAAAAAGCTTATCATTTCCCCAAATGTCAATTTCATCTGCACACAAGATGACATCTCCCTTTTTTAAATCTGCAGCATTAACCCACTCCTTTGTGTAATAAAAACATCTATTTTCGTTGTGACTATTTCTTTCATGTTTTTTTCTACATAAAATTGGATGGTCATTACTGCAATTAAGTTCTCGATATAAAGTCTTTATTTTTACACAATCTTTCCGAGAAGGTTCTTTAATGTATGATATATTTTCAACTGACAACTTTTCTCCAAAACCAATTATACCGTCTGATGCTACTATATCCTCAATATTAATAACCCTTCCATCTGAAGTCCAAACCTTTGTTCCGGCACATACGCAACCACCAGCGATAAGCTGAGCAAAGACATTATCACCATCTTCAACAGATGCCCTACTCAGGGCCCAGGCTTTTTTGATATGAGGATAGGCACCATATTCCTCGAATATTATGTCTCCTCTCTTACCCCTTATCTTGTCTGGATCATCCTTGGTGGATATACCCATAATATCAGACTTCATACCTTTCTCTGACCCAGTCCTAGTATCTTTATAACCTATCCTCTTCTCTAAGGCTGTATCTTTTACCCTTAGACGTGGAAAAGGAGTGTGTTCTGCAAGAAAATCTAGATAGTCCCAGGCTTTTGTGATAACACCATCTTTTGTTAGATATTGCATATCATGAGCCACATAAAAAGTCTTACTCTTCTCTACAAAGAGTGCGTTCCTGGGACCGATAGCACCCATCTTAAAGGAGTTACCAATACCACGAACCTTTAGTAGTTCTGCATGTTGCCCCAAATCTTTTGCCTGATCTATATAATGATAGAATAGGTAATCACCAAGCCAGATATCCCCGAAGTCGTGTATCCTGATAGATCTCTTACCCTTACCTACACGCTTTGTTTTCATTATGGGACAGTAATTCCAGTACCAGTATAGGTTACCTGTTATCCACTCACCATCTTCCCTTACCAGTCCTTCCCTTATCCGTCGCTTCTCCTCTCTCCAAAAGACGCTATAAGCAGATTTTGGGTGTTTGTTTATTGGATATAAGGTATAGGCACCATTCTCCCTAAAAAATTCTGCTGCCTTTGTGAAATAACTCATATTCTCCAGACGATGAGGATTGGTAACGTCTACTACTATCCTGCCTAATTCATCTTTCGGCAGATCTGCAATAGTTGGCATATCTTTAGATACCAACCTACTGATGAATACTATCTCGTCAATGGCGGAGTTAATCTCCTCCGCCACATCTGAGTTTATATCTGAATAAAATTCAACATCTAAAGGAGTATTATACTCATTTACTGTTCTAAATTGCTCTATCATAATTCGTTATCTTCGTATAAAGCTTTCTCCTGGGACCCTCGGTGGGTATCGGTACCATCTTTCTCCCTTAAAACCTTTTCTTCTAAGTTGGTGAGAGTGATGAGCATCTTTGGAACATTGGTAATAAAAGACTGTATTTTTGTGATATCATATTTTGGTCTCTCGCCAAACTTTGTTTCCACCATTTCATCAAGATTCTCCGCCGCAGTCTTAGCCCATCGAGACATATTATCTACTACAATCCTTGCATCTTCAAGCATCCTAACTGTTACCGTATAAGATCCTCTCTTATACGCTTCTATAGCATCTCTTACCACCTGATCTGGCTTCCAGTTCTTAGGCAACCCATCTAAAGCGTCTATAATAGACTCAGATCGTTCTTCCTCATCTATAATTTGAACAAAATCTGATTTATAGTCAGAGAAAAACCATATATAAGCCATCTCAGCCATAGCCGTAGGCTTTCCCTTGGCCTTATCGCGTCTTATAACCGCAGAAAACTCTTTTATAAGTAGCACCTCAGGTTCAAAGTCTAAGATAAAAGACTCTGGATCCATTTTAAATATTCTCATACTTGTATATCTTTACATAATTGTGTTCCAATATATCCAGAAAGATAAGCCCTAGCCTCTTTGTCATTGACATTACAATGTTCCAATATATTCCATACAGCATGGTCACATTCATGGAATAATACAGACATCAATTCATTAAAATTTTCACATCTGTATACGACTATCACCATTTTTTTATATCCATCATTATATGTACAACAGCCACCATCAAATTTATCGTTGGTTATATTATCCTTATCTAATTCAAAATCTATCTCACTATTAAATCCAAAATTTTTGACAACTTTATTAAATTCTTTTATATCTTCCTTAGATTCTATTCTTATGTATAATATTTGCCAGTCATAAACTGGAACTTTAATTTTCTTATATCTCATATATAAATATTTAAGGGGACCCTCTCGGACCCCCTATTAATTATTCAGTAACCTCTTTATCCCACCAATATTCCACATCACCCTGGTCTATCTCAAGATATTGATCTCCAGCAAATTCCACTATGGGAATATAGAAGTCCAGCATAGTCTCGTCAAACTCGTTACCATCTTTAAGTGATTGTCTAGACTTAGGCTTTACAAACCTGGTGAAGTTTATCTTAACCCAGTCGCCCTCTCCAAAAGACACCTTTCGAGTCGGAGAACTTGAAATAGATGGAGAAACCGCCTCGTAAGTTCTTACATATGGACCAACCTTAATAACTCTCTGTATCTCACTTAGTTCAAACTGATCTGGCAGTATTAGACCTGAACTACTCGCCGCCTTCCTCTTTAAAGCCGTTGTCAGCATCAGCCCCTTCGTCATGTTTGGAATTACTTTTTCTAATCGCTTCTCGTGCATATGAAACCCTATTTGGTGTTGTATATAACTTAAAAATTCTTGGTATATTAAAATTTACTCTGGCTTTTCTAAGATCCTCCTCCGTGGTAAGCATATCGAAATCGACTTCTTCTATCGTCTTTCTTATGAACTTAAACATATCGGAGTAGATAAGTTCTGCAGTATGTTTGTCTACACCATACTTCTCGCAGACATCGTCTATGATCTTATTTATTACCTTGTCCATCAATGATAAAATTAAATATCAGCCTGAAATTATTGGAGCCATCTTCGTAGTTGGGAATGAGTTTTCTGTTTATCCTATTCTCATCTATGACACCCTTACTACGCATCGACGACAGGTAATTTTGAAACGACCCCATCTTAAAACCTAACTCTTTCATTATCTCTCTACGCGTCTCAGTAGACATAAGAAACTTATCAACCAACTCCTCATCTTTTATGTGTATCATATATTGATGTCTCTTACGCAAGAACTGTAAAAAGATAAGTGCCTCTGTATCCGTGAGTTTATGGAGTGGCTGTGTTAGAGCCACCCAATATTCAAACAGATCTTCGGGGTTAGTTTTTATAGTCGCAATGTTTACATTTTTCATATGGTATATCGTATCCCGTTAAATGATCTTTGCCGTATTTTTCCCTGTAAGATTGTTCCCAGAATTCTAGTGATGTTCTGCCAACAGAGGCACTACCACAGGTTCCACAGTAAGAACCTAATCCATCGCTCTCATTTTTTATTCCTAGCCCAAGACATGACTTACAATAAAATACTGGGACATTATTATACTCTTCCTTAGTTATACCACTGTAATTAATTATCTTCATATGTAGTAAGTTCTTTAAGATCCATTGTTAAATATTCTCGTAATTGTCTCTGCACTAAATCCAGCGTTGCATAAGACGATTTAATACATGCACTTCTCTGGTGATCTTCTGATGGATGTAATGCCAAAGCCTTTAAATTTTCATTGGCTACATCGGCGGCCAATTTACATGTGTCTAACCTAAAATAAAGTTGATCTTTCCTAAAGTTCATATGATAATAGTTTCAGTTTCCTGTGTTCGTACCATCTCTGGCTGTAATACTGGGATCTCTATCCTTAATGCCTCTCGACACATGACCATATCCGTGGAGATCCTAAAACAGACAAAGTCATTAAAAGCTAGCTCATTAGATAATAATGTAACCTTAAACTTGTTACAGTTACAGTCAGCCTTTATAATTTCTATTGACAGTTCCCTATCTGTTGAAATAAGTTGTACCCCATCTTCTGGAATACTGGTGAGGATGAGTTCGAAATAAAACACTCCATCACATAACTCAGCCCGCTTAATAGGTGGCTCACCATATCCCAGTTTTACTTTTACTATAGATTCTTTCATATATTAATCTTCTGATATTTTTAGTTCCTGTAACCGATTAATTACACCGCTTAAATCTTGTGGCAATTCATCTGGATGATATATATTCCAGATGCCATCCCCTTCTCCCTGAGTAATCCAAAATGGTAAATTATAATATACATTCTCATTTGAGGTCGTTATTCGAGTTCCCATATTTAGGAAATCTTTAAACAAATAACCAACATCCTCCTTAAGTTTTATCTTCATCATCTTATTTATAGTTTTCGTATTTACCAGACCGCATACAGCAGTTCTTATATTTATTAGGAACATTCCAGAAGTCCATACGCATACTCATATTATTTAACGGCAATTCAATTGTTTTATTACCCTTAACATTATGTGTTGCCCCACAGGGACAAGGATCATTCCTTCCAATCTTATACTCCCTTATGATGGACGGATTAGTTGTCGGCAACATCGCGCTGACATTGTGAGAACCCATACCCATCTTCTTCAATTGTTCCTTTCGTTGTCTTCTATTCATCAATATGTAAGTTTTTTAAATATTAACATAGCATCATCACCAGTAAACTTAAACTCTTCCTTCTGGCTCTGTTCATTCTTGGTGTCCATCTTAATGACACACTCCCTACGCTCTTTACTCCAGATAATCTCACGGACATGACTATTGAAAAATTCCACGTTCATATCCCTGATGATATTCTTAACCACATCTTTAGATACTTCAGTCATCTATGTCAACTTTTATATAGTCATCAATAGCCTCAAAGCCTATCCTTATCAAGAGAGATTTGATGGCACCCTCCTCACCAACTCTTGCACAGACCCATTCTTCGGACTCTGGAAACATCTTTAATATTACGTATATAATCAAGTTGTCCTGTCTGTCCATCAACAAATCCCCAGGGACAACATCTTCTAAATCAAACGATCTATTGTATTTTAATCTTATTGTCATTTTATATCTTCTAACTTTTGATATATATTATGATCCTCAACCTTTATAGCATCACAGTGTTTGCATTCATACACGAAGACATCAGTGCAACAATACCTTAACTTCCAACTGTGGATGCCAAAGAAACAACATAGTTTTTTCATCGTGCCACACTTATTACGAGGTTAGTCTTCTCATCTTTCGTAAGATCTGAATGACGGTCTCTGCTGATAGCACCACATTCACACCTATAAGTTTTATATCTTCCTGCAGGAGTGTAATAATAATTGCCATCAGCATAGATATTATGACTACCACAGTTGGGACATATCTGACTGTCACCCTCCATATATAGTCCCAGATTGACGTGAGCCTTAATCCAAGGTCTAAGTTTTAAATATACCTCTTCTAAAACTACTACATCCTGTCGGTTATAGATCTCCATCTGTTCCAAAGCTTCATTGCTTCCCGCTAAACAATCAACCCATAGTTGAAAGTTGGTCTTAATCTTTCCTTCCATCCCAAATACCTTTGCCAATTCATCCAATTTATTAGAAGTAAAAGCAAACTGTTTTCTGGCAATTAATAGTGTATCTATCTGTTGATATGGACTGGTAGGTGCCAATCCCCAGCGAAGAAACCTAGAATTAATTTTGGGTACATCAAAAGAGTTTCCATTATGAGCAATAACAATATCTGCCTGATCTAACACATTCCATAGCCCACACACTAATCTCTTATCATTTTCCTTTAACGCTTCTTCTCCGCTTAATCTATCAGACATAACCCTTGCATCGTATAACCACTTAGCACTCCAAGACAATATAAACCAGTCGCTGATAATAGCGTCCAACCGTACATCTTGTTTCCATATGCCCCAGACATATGCCTTGATGGGTGCAGTCTCAATATCGAGGATGAGGATCTTAGGTATCTTCTTAGTGGGTATATATTGCGCTACAAACTTCTCACCACCACACTCTCCTAGATCATTGAGAATCTTTCGGGCTATAGCCCTGGCTTCTATGATATCCTCTCTGGAACAGTGAAACCAATTGCTAACCCTACCTGCCCCCATCTCGATAATATATGGTCTCGCAACCATCTTATCGGCAACATAATCTACTTTTTTTGACATTACTAAGTGTTTAGATTTTACACTACAAAGGTACTAAGAATCTGCCGAATCTACAACCTTTTAACCAATTATTTTTGCCCTTTAACAATATTTAACACAACATATCTATATTTTTTCTTAAATCATCACTGAGAAGAACCAGGTAGAGACCTGCATTAGCCTTCTCGACGATGAGATCTTTGGTGCTGGCCATCTCATCTAACACAGCAATGATATTCTCGGGTCTAACCCTTAACTTAAGACTCTCCTTCTCTAGGTAGAGAGTGTATCGCTCCTGCCGTCTGCTATTGAAATGGTGCACACGGATAAGTAACATGATAACCCACAACGGAACATCTTCCTTAAAAAAACTTAGAGCCCCCTCCGTAACAACACTATACGGCACACTAGATCTTGTATTCATAACATATTATTTATTGGTTGATTTTATATTCCTTATGCATCGTTTTATATTGTCTGTGACATTAAAAGAATCACTGTTACTGATAACCCACCATCGCAGATATTCAGGATCTATAGCCATAACAAAACATATCATAGACCCCTTGTACTTCCCAGTAGGCATCTTATCATCAAAAGCCAAAATTCTTCGTCTAGTTGAAAAAATCATGAAAAATAATTTGAGCCGAAGGTAGGAGTCGAACCTACAACCTGATGATTACAAAGCACCGGCTCTGCCAATTGAGCTACTTCGGCGGCAAAAGACTCGCCCAGGTGCGCTGTTCAAGTGGGAAGCGTGGCGAGTACTGTTTGTCATTTAGACCGTCTTAGGGTCATCAGCATCCTTACCCAGGATCTGACCGATACCTGCAACAACAGCAGTAGCAAGACCAACGACAGCAGCCACTGGAAATGCAGAGGCAAAAATAGCAATAAACGTACATACGGCACCGACAATAGTGATGATACCCGTAGTAGTAGTTTTCCAACTTGTAGCCATAATGATAATTTTTAATTTAACGTTAAAAGAATAGCGACAAAGGTAATACATATTTTTCACAAAAACAATACCCCAGAAAAAATTTCCAGAAAAATATTTTTCACCTCGTGGGATATATTCGTCATCAGATACCATCCTCTCCTTTGACCCCGGCTACGCTTTGCGGGACCCTGGTAGCCCCGCCGTCTGTCGCCGTTGACAGATGAAAAAGCATTCTTATGGCTAATTTTAAGATCAAAGTACTGCAAGCAGCATACGCTGCAGCAGGCAGACATTTCTCAACATTCGATTTAGGACAGTCATTCGGGATCATTGGGATCAAAGACCCTGCATTTGCAGGCAGAAGGACTGGTCAATTTGGTGAGTATTTACAGTTACGCACACCTGACGGCAAGACGATGAATATCACCCTTGCCAGTGGCACGGCAAAAGGTGCAAATAAATTTGAGATCTTTGAGATGATCGCAAACGAGACTGTCACCATTGGCACTAATACCATTCATGAAGGCGATAAGACCTTCAGAGCAATGGAAGTCGTTGAAGAAGAGGAAGATTAAACCCCTAACGGGGTTTTGCCCCCCTTCACCGCAAACTCCACATGCATGGTTTAGGAGATTATAGTATAACCCTCGCGTAATCATAACGAGACGGAACTATCTACTCATATTCTCTTAGATCATGCATTTTTTTCCCTAAATAGGTAGTAGCCGCAACGGCGATTGAGTTGATATACCTTTTCACCCCTTAATAACAAACACAATGATTAATAAAGCAGTTTGGATATCAGATGGTAATAGTGAGTCAGAGAGGCAGAATACGCTTAATATTCTATTCCTTGAAGGATGGACAGTGAAAATGATTTCTCCCCAAAATGCAACATCTAAAGTATATGCTGGCGTAATGTATATATTGGAGAAAAACCCTGGACATTAAATAGCAAACACGATGAATATTCGGACGTAAAACATTGATGTTCAGGGGGAGAAGGTCTCACGCTCCCCATTTCCCCCTTTTTTCATATTCTCCATTTTACATTCAATTATTTAATAGCTAAATATTATGAAGACAACTATATTTCTTATTTTACTGATGGCTCTTATGGCCTCATGTACACCACCTGACACCAGCCTCACTAAGGTAGTTATCTTAGAGGTAAGACCCAGGATACATATGGATTATATCACTTATAAGGTGAAAATTCTAGACTATTCTACCGTTGGTTATGTGTCTCTATATAATGAGTTTGATCCTGGAGATACTATTGTCGTCAAGAGGTGTGAAATATCTATCAATTAACACATATGTATCTTTAACACCACTGTAACTAAGTAAAGGCCTCTTATCAGGTGGTACAGGGTAAAGGAGAAAGATCATATGGAGAGATGCCAAGCTGATAACCTAACAACCTATTATTTTATTATTCATTAACCAATATATATGGCTATGCATAATGTATTCTTATAAACAATAATTAAATATCGTTTGGGCTTTAAGCCTTCTGGGTTACACAAATAAAATATATGCTCAGTAAACATTGCCACCGTTTAAATATCATCTAATGGTGGGACGTGGGAAGTCGGTGTCCCAATAATTTCAATTTAACTATGATGTCCTAATTTTCATTTAATCATTTAATTTTATGGCACGTAAACACACGGAGGATGAAGTGCTAAGAGCACTGTCCCTCAAAAAAGATTGTAAAGTTGACCGTTATGATGGTGAGATTAAGATCTTAACAGATAAGATCTGGGATAAGAACATACCTGATTATATCCGTAACCCTCATAAGTCTTTTGACTTGGGTAATGGTAGCTGGGGTAGCATTGACTTTTTAGTCAATTATCTGGGATATCGTATTATCTATGTAGGGGAGTTTTAAATCTCATGCTATGTGTAACTGTAAGAAGACAGAGATTCATAAAGATAAGCATCTTGAAGATCTCACCATACCTGAGTTAATATCTCTCGTTGGCAGAGCACAAAATATGATCTCATATAAAAGACGTCAGAATTGGAATCAGGATGTATCTAGTCATACAACTGAGATATCTTGGGGATCTAAGGGGAGGGTCTAGGCACCCGCTACGCGGGCAGAGAGGAATATTGTTAATACGGGGGCTTCGCCCCCATATACATACCAAATTGTATTTGCTTTAAAGAAGCATTTATCTGATCCAACAGGTGTTGTTCCTGAAGTGTAGTCTCGGTGTTTCTCCATTGACGATACAAAGGTAATACATATTTTTCAATTATCCAAATGTTTTAAGAATATTTACACAACAAACACATATTATAGCTAAAATGAAAAAACTATCGTCTCTTGTTTACGATTTTTCTCATGGTGATCTTGCAATAAAACCACTAATAGAATGGGAATTTTATATTGCAGCTTGTAATGCATTAAAATATAGAGAGAATTTTAATATATCATTAGTAACAGGTCCTGCAGTATTAAGGCATCTTGGATTTGCTCGTAGAATACCATATCAAATAATTAATATCTATGAAGTAGATCGTGAAATATATAATGGAATACTTTTGAAGACAAATAAGCTAAAAAATGTAAAGGTACATCTCGAATCTATTCATAAAAGTAATGATCCATTTATTGATTGTGACTTAACATGCGTCAGTGATATTACTGCCATAAAAATGTGTATTGAAAATCAATCTAAAATAAGTGGTGGTAAAGCTTTTATATGGAGTGTTTCTTTGAGGAATAAAGAAGGCTTAGATGCGTCAAAGATAATTGCAACCATTTTTCGATCTATAGGTGTAAAGGCCATTTTATCGGAACATGAAATGCCTCTTAAGCATTATAGAAAAGCAACACCTAAAGGTGGATATAAAAATTATTATTTAAGGCAGTTATATATTCAGATATCTGGACGAGTAATTAATTATATCTGTTACAAATATGATGCTGGTGGTGGTTGTATGTTAACATGTTTTATGAGTTATATATGAGCAAGCTATTGATCAATTCATGTGATGGTGCATATTCTAGTCTTGATGTTAGATTTACCAAATACTGTGATAATGCATGCCCATTTTGTGTTGAAAAGACAGGCATTGAGGCGATGAAGATGAATGTGCAAGAGATGGTTAAGTCGACAATTACGTCTGGTATTAAAAACGTGTTGATACTTGGGGGAGAGCCATTTCTATATCCATCGAGCTTAATTTACTATATCAAAGGAATACGCGAACATGTAGATAAAATATATATCACAACCTCTCTACCCGCAACTTTTGCAGTAAATCCCGAGCTCTGTAATGAGATCTTAGACCTAATTGATGGCCTCAACGTATCAATTCAACACTATATTCCAGAAGTAAATAATATGGCGCTTAGAGCGTCTAAAACTCATAATAGAATAGATATTCTTAAAGAGTTAAATAAAGAGTATGCTGATAAAATCCGAACGTCTATAAATCTTGTTGCTGGCATAATATGGGATAAAGATTCTCTAACAAAATGCCTGAAAGCCCTAGATAATATAGGTTGTAAAAATATTAAGATTAATGAGCTTCAAAATAGTGGTATGTATTCATCTTATGAGAAATGTATGGGAATTAAACTTCCATCACCATTTGCCCATGGATGCCAAACATCAATTAAAATTGAAGGAATTAAAGCCAATCTAATATTAAAGAGAAGTTGTTTTATGACGGAATCAAGTGGTAGGGCTTCAATACTAGACATGGCAAAAGCTTTTTTGCGAATATTTATTAAATCAAATCATAAATTTAAAGTATTGTATGAAAACGGGAAAATTGAAAATGGATGGCTTAAGAAGGCCTGATCTAATTACATCATTAACAAAAAAAGTTATTGATCTTGAAAAAGAGATTAGATCTCTTAGATCAAAAAATAGCAACTCAAATATTGAGTTTTCTGGTTGTCATAGAAGTGGAAGAAATGTAGGACATTGTTGATTATAGAAACATTCATAATGTTAACATGAATAATCCAGCCGAGGTAGCCAGTATATTGTATATCCCTGAAACCTGTCAGAAATCTATCTTCATCTGTGGGGATATGGCTGAACAGAGAGTGGCACCAAATAGTGCAAAGTCCTTAAGTAGGATATTGGAGGTTGAGTGACTATTACCTCCGCCAATATAACCCTGCGTTGGTGTGGATATTTGACGCAGGATAAATATGTTTATAGTTATTTGTGAACTCAACTCTGGTACCCATATAGCCATGAGGCGGGCTAAGTAAGATACGATTTCTCTCCGCTAGAAGTAGAATGCCAGAGAAGTTCACATTTAATTTTTATGCGACATAGCTCAATGGTAGAGTCTCATAGGGATAATTACCCTTTGACGGATAAGGGTTCGACTCCCTTTGTCGCGCCAGTGTTTAGTATAAATTTAAAACAAACAAAATGAAAAACTATTTTATTGTTGGAGAAGATGAAGAAGAAGATGATGATCCTTATTCTATTAAAATTGAAGAGTTATGAAAAAACAACATTATTTCAACGATTACATTGTAAAGGTTTTAAAAAATCTTGTAAAAGGTGAGTGTATTGTATTAGCTTCAATTATAATCCTTAAAATCTGTTTAATATGGTAGCTGTAGCTATACGTTATTGGGAAGAAGAATATATGGATCATTTTGAAGATGATCAGTGGAAAGAAGATGAAGCTGATTTCGTTGAAATGCCATTACAGTGTTCTGATGAAGAAGGAGAGGAGTTAATATGCTGTATTTATTGTGGAAATATGAAACCTGCATTATCACCCGATCATGATTTTTGTGCTGACTGTTTATCACCAGCAAGTGATCATCTGGAATTTATGGAAGATGTTATTTTAATGCGGGAACTATCAGAAGAATAATTTATTAATCTTAAAAACAAAATCAAATGAATGAGACATTAAACATTAAACAACGTGTTATGCTTAGGAATGAATTTGGTATTATTGCTAGTGCACAGGCTACCGAAAAAAGTGTCATCGGTCAAGTAAAAAAATCAGCCAAATTGGATTCTGTAAGAGGAGCTACTGTTTGGCATAATAAGGTAGTACGATGATCTGGCTGTGGATTTATATAGGGGGATTTATAATAGTCCCCTTATTATGGTTTTTATTAGTGAGATATGGGGTCAAATATGAAAAAACAGAAATAAATATAAGGAATTTTGTATTAGGCATGTTATTTGCATCATTTTTATGGCCATTATTTCTACTTATTATATTTTTTATATTTCTTTATATATATTTCATTAAAAAATCATTACAATGAAAAAATATTCATCCTTAACAATTGGTATTATGTTAGGCATATTATTGTCACTTCCATTCACTTTTTTTAGTGTAGCATTTTCTGAAATTATTACTGGTATTGCTATTTCCATAATAGTGATAATATTAGTTAATCAAATAATAGACAATCATCATGAATGCTAAGATACAATATGTAAGATCTAAGCCAGCTAAAAACTGGTGATGGTAAAAAAGGGTCGTAAAATGGTTCCCGCCACTTATGTGACAAAATCTGGACAAACAAAAAATCGTTATATTGATGACCCAGAGTCAAAGGTTATAAAATTCATAAAACATACCAAACCCCATGGATGAAAATACTAAGGGTGCTAAGTTATATGGTAAGTATATGGGTAATACTGTATCTGTGGATAAACATAAAGGTATTGTTTGCGGATATTGTGATGAGGGCAATCTCATCGTTGCCATAACCAGTGATACACACGGATGGAACTACCTCTCAGATGGTGATCATATGGTCACACACCAAGATCATGGTAATTTCTGTTACTGGTTAGAACCCCATTGGGATTAATGATTAATGGTTAGGATAGTCGTCTAACATAGAGCAAGTGAGATTATAGCACCAGAGCATCTACTAGATAAAAAAGTTTAGCATCATAGCTTAGCACTCAGTATATCGAAAAATCAATTGGTCAGAACATCTTGATGCAGGTTCGAACCCTGTCTATCCTACAATACGGTTCCACTGTTGGTATCTAAAATCCTAAGATATACTATATAACTTGAAGTATAGGCATAAGGGCATAGTAATAGCTATTTGACCATAGGGGCTTATATTAGATAATAACTTCAGATGTTATAACCGTAAAAATATTAAAGACAATAGGCACATTATTATAATTAGTGAAACACTGCATCGCAGGTCGATGATTCAACGTCATCATAATGTGCCTATAACTTATTTTGTTTGGTTTGTTTTAAGGTAGATGAGGGGAGGGAAATTTGCAATCCCTCTCTCTCATTCTAAATCTAAAAATAAAAATTATGAATCTATTAGAATGTCAGGGTAAAAGATTTAGATGTAATCTTATTTCTCATGGAGTTGTAGAGGGAAGAATTCAAGTACAATGTGGAAGAATATATCTATGTCAAAATTCAGCTGATGGACAACATTGTAGTGATAAATTAGGATATAAATATTCTTGGATTCTAAGCGCAGGATATGAAACTAATCCTAATAACAGTCCACAGAATATAAGTAATTTTTATCTTTTATCGGAAGATGGCAAGATAATAGAAGATACCACCATTTTTAATATAGACAAAGAAGCTTTTAAATGGATATCTGAACTTCCTGGCTATGATAAAATGGATGAAAAAGAAGCCAACTATCTTCTTAATGGATTTATAGCTGGAGCAAAGATGTCTGAAAGATATTTTAAGAAAACATAATAATATGACAGGACAAGAATTATATTCTAAATACTGTGGATGCACAGTTAAACTCAGCAATGGTACCACAGGCGAAGTGATAGGATATTCCAATAAATATGATTATCATGTTTTAATAGGAATATCTATTTCCCAAAATGGAAAAGGATGGCGTTATGATCAAGCTGATCACCATGTATTACCTAAAGGTCTTTTAGGATATACTCTTTTTTATTATATAACAGAAAATGAATTATTTATTATAAAACCTAAAACTAATGATATTAAAATTGATAATTTAGAAGAGTCAGCAGAGGAATGGTTAAAATCCCAAGAAAATTTTCAGTCTATGAATGAAGAAGAAGCAAACATAAGACTTAACTCATTCATTGAGGGGGCTAAGTGGTATAAGAAACAAACAAAACAATAAGATATAAGTTAAACAGTCCATGTCTAAAGTTAAGAGTTACCGAGAGATAACCTTTTAATTTTTTTCGATATGGTGAATTATGTGACTACACAGGGTATCTATCGCGACTTCAGCGATATCGCTATTCTTTCCATGAAAAACGGAGAGGCAAAGTTGATTCAACATCTAACAAGTATCAAAGATGGTAACAGTTATCACGAAGTTCGTGAGACTGTGATACCCGTAGTTGATAATGAAGATAGAGAATCTCTTGCTGTACGTTTAAATAAAGATAGTAATGTGATAATCAATACCTCTGGTAAATTGGCCGCATTAAAATTAGCTGTTTAATTAAGATGAGGGGGAGGGAAACTTCCCCCTTTATTTTAAAATTATTAATATAAAAAAAATGATTAAATCTCAAAATATACCCAGGCAATTAATAGAATGGGTTAATATGCTACCCGAAGACACACGAAATAGATTTTTAGAAAACTGGAAATTTCAACATCCTTCTGGTGATATATATAATTTAGATGATTGCTATTTTCGTATGTCTGATGTGATAAATCATTCATTAGCTTGGGATCAGACAAAAGAAAGACATGATTTTTGGGCATTAATATATGATGATTATTTACGATTAGAAAGAAAAAGGAATTTTACAATTAAAACAAAAGAAAAATGAAAAAGCAAATCAACCAATCAGAGATTAGTATCAGATGGCAGTATGGTCGTAACAGATCTAATGGGTTAAAAGAAAATGAAACACGATGTATCGTTACCATTCAAGATCCAGAATGCGAGCCAGTAGAACTTGTTGGTAATACTTTTTGCTGTAAAAAAGATCCATTTTGTAAAGAAACAGCAAGAAGGACTTCTCTTACAAGAGCCTTATGGGCAGAAGAAGCAGTGGTTTTAATTGGTAGACCAGAGAGAGCTGAAGTATGGAATATGTATTGGGAAAGAAAGCCAGAGATAAAACATGAAAAATAATTTCATTGACACCGAAGAAGGACGTATTAAGATAGATGACTTCCTAACTTCATTTAAGGAATTTTCATTTAAAAATGAAGAAGAAATAGATCTTGATGTAATACGTCAGAAGACTAGATTACAAAAATTCTGGTGCTGGCTTACATATGGTCATTTACTTGACGATAACAATAAGTGCAAACGTTGTGGAAAACAAATTAAATGATTAAAATATATACTGACGGTGCGTGCTCTGGCAATCCAGGTATTGCCGGATGCGCATTTGTCGTCGTAAATAATGAAGAAGAGTGTGATAATGGTAAATTTATTCTTGGAGAAGCAACAAATAATATAGCAGAATTATACGCTATGTATAAGGCATTATATTATATACATACATTTACAAGTAAGTGGATAGAATGTGAAATATATTCTGATTCTAATTATGTCGTAGAAGGTATTAATAAATGGCTACCCAAATGGATGCAAAATGAATGGATTGGATCTAATGGAAAAGTTATAAAAAATGTTGAACTGTGGAAAAATGTTGCTTTTCAACTGATGAGAATTAAAATAGCCAAACAATCTGTAAATGTCATTCATATCCTCGGACATTCTGGTAATAAATGGAATGATTTAGCTGATAGATATGCTAAAGAATGTATAAAAAAATATAAGATAGCCTTAAAAAACTTAAATAATGAAGATAATACGAAATAAGTTTTTAACTAGGATAATAGGACATAATATAGAGCTAAAGCTTACCACCCAAAAGTTCGATGATTTAATGGGTATCATTGATGGTAAACTACCAGAGACGCGTAGAGATATTTCAGACATTGATTTTGAGAAAAAATCTAATAAAGATGAAAACCTACCTTCATCAATATTTAAATCTGGGGAATATGTTATATCTTTGAATGACAAGGTGATGTTTATGAATGAATTAATGGAGTTTGCTGATATCAATTATGAATTATTTTCAAAAATAATTGATCAAGCAACTATTAAATTTATAAACGATGAATATTTTAAGGAATTGTCATCTATCCATCTTGCAGAGATATTGATAAAAATATCTACCAATGTATCTGATCCTAAAGAATTTCTTAATAGATATGGTACATATAATGCCAATTATTTTGAAAGATCTATAGGTAATTTACTTATCCCCGATAAGAAGTATCTCAACCCAAACATATTTTATCCAAAAAATTTCCTAGTTATTGCAGGATGTCATAAGCCTTTTTCATTAGATTGTGTACAAGAAAATATGTTGGCTGATATAGTAAAAACATTGGGAAATCTATATGATAGTATTACCGAAAAAGAAGAGTTTTATGATTGCGATGGAAATAAATATGTCTTTCCATCTATAACTCATGAGTTACCCAATATTATAAAATCTTTTATCTATGAAGAATTCTTTTGTAACATTAACGATTTATTAAAATTGTTTTTCTTAGATAGAAGAAATATCAACAATATAATATTAAGAACAGACACATGGAAACATTGCGGAGTGGGCATCATAACATTGATGAAGGTTGGTCAGAATCAAAAAGTGCCAGTGAGTATTTCAAGTCTATTAAGCAAAGAGATATTCCTAAGTCTTCAAGAATCACCTCTTATGACAAAGATGATTTGTACTACGAATGTGAAGAAAATAGAAGAAACGCCATGGTAAATGAAGATTGGGAGCTGGTATCTCGATTTTGTTCACCACAAGTAAAAAATTATTTAAAACTATTAGAAGAACATGAAAGAATCAATAAATATATGGACAGGGCCCACCTATCTAAGGAAGAAAAACATTGAATATATAATAGATAAGTTTCTTGAAGCTGCAAAACTAAGTGACTATAAATTTAAATGTGGAAAGATTATCCCTGATGAAAATGATTATAGTCAATTTATTCCAAATTTTATAGTTATAAATGTTGACAAG